TGGGAACAGGAATTAAAAATGAGCAGTTACAGTGAATCCATCTATGCAACCAAATATTTTGCTAGTGTAGAACGTCCTGTCCGATTAAGTAGTACCATTGATGGATACCGAATAAAACCCACAAACTTGGATTTAATTGATGTTGCACCATGTCTGTCTAATGAAAATGACTTAACCGTTGAACCTTTACACCTGATGCAAAATGATTCTGCCAACAAGAAAGTAGATATATTCGGGTCAATGTGGGGAATGTCTTGGCCCGCTGCTGATTTGCCCCCCGGAGTTATGACTATCAACAGTAAGAAGTGTTTGCTGCTGCCAAACTGTTGGGATGATCGTCTATGGTACGTTATTCCTTATTCATCGTCGTACACATCACAACTTACGGCTATGACTAAATACAAAGAAATAATAGACTATGGCAAGCAGTTCAAAATGTTAATAGAATTGGAGGTTTGATCTATGGCCTATACAAAAACATCAATAACAACACCAAACCAGTTATTAGTCGCACTTAGTACTTTTGCTACTAGTTCCGGGTGGACTGTTCTTTATGAGGGTGATGATACGCCAATTGATGGCACTACCGGAACTGATGGTAAGCGGCTTGTTATTAAAAGTCCGAGCGGCAACACCTTTGCTCATTTCCGGGCCGCTAATGGCAAAAACATTTTTAAAACACATAGCACTACAGGTTATATGTATGGAGTAGGGCTAACCTGCTCAACGGCCTATACCGAGTCCCCCACAAGTGGTATGTGGTATGACCAGACAGGATCTTGCCAAATGACTACAGGTGAAGTAATTGGCTGTGGCATACCGATTAATTTTAATACTGCCTGCAATGTTTATTTCAACCATATTTCTGATCCGGCGGAGATCATTACTATTTCAGTTGAATTATTCACCGGCGTATTTCAGCATATGGCAGTAGGTGAGCTATACAAAATAGGCTCCTGGACAGGCGGCACTATTTTTAGTGCAAGTCGGAACGGGGCTAACATGTTTCCGGCAGCTATGACTGCAGCGTCAATAGAAGCCACAAGTGACTATGTATTTGCTGTAAATGCCAGGGCCAATACTTTCCTACGGGCTAACATCGACGCTGCACCAAACCGTTCCCCTGAAGTGCTTTGGGGAAGTGCTGGCCCGGATACAGCAACGGCAGACGCTGGATATACAGGGAAGAGGATTGCATTACCAGTATTCGGTGATGATGTAATAGACAATTCATGGTATCCCAAAATTCCGCATTATCGCTATATACAATCGCAAACCGCCAACGATACCGGGCGCAACGTAAATACCTTAAACTGTATTTCTGTAAACTTACCGCTGGCTGTGTACGCTCTCCGCGATCCGGACGCACTGTCAAACTTTAGCCAATGTGGATATGTTCCAGGAATTTATTTTATTTCAACAAGGAATGTAGCACCCGCAGGTACTTACGATATCAATTATCCATCCTCAGGAAACCTACATCAAACTTTCCCACAAACAAGTCGCGGCGGTAATTTGGGATATGATGGAATAGCAATCAAACAGTAGGGGGAGTTCTAAATGGCTGATACGGCACAATGCTACATGAACCTGACAGCCTTTGGAAAAGCCAGCGCCAGTATAGTAGGCAGAGGAACTGAAGTAAACCCTTTACGAATGAAAGTACTTGGCGAAAAATATGTAGAGGTTACTGAGACTTTGACATGGGATGCTTTGGCAAGAATAAATAAATCCTGGGGCGGTAACACAACAGTTAGTTATGGTGATGTAAATAGTACCTATGTTTGGAATCCAACAACAGGAGTATTTACAATTACTAACTCAGCAGGTACGGTAACTGCTCTGACAGGTAAATATGAGGTAGAGGATTTAGAAGTATCTTGGGACGTTATACCAAATGTTTTAGTAGTTCTACAAATACTTGATAGTACTAATGCAAATGTATTCCTAATCGGTTCATTATCCACAAAGACAAAAGACTCACAAGTTGAAAGTATCACATGGGGAACGTCAGAATATTTAGCAGTTGGAACACAACACGCATTATTCAGCAGGATATCTGAATTTACTAATGTTGATGGTGTAACATTTGATGCATTAACACGTGCAATGTTGGATTGCACAGTTCTTCTTCTGCAAGATGGTGGGGTTTGGGTAGCAACAAATAATTACGAACTTAGTTTACTTGATGTTGATACAAATTTGGATGCAGAAAGACCAGAACAGTCTCGGAATGGTAATACTGAAATTGTTAGTAGCTATGTAATGATTTCAATTGATTCTAACTTGCTAAGTTCGAACTCTTACATTATTTACGAGCCTTCCATGTTGAAAGAATGGGCCGATAGCTTACCGTCTAGCAGCAGGGCCGAACAATCAAGGGCAGGATTCTATAAGAACCTGGATTATTTAATGATTGCCCTGTTTGCTCAAAATCTATTAAGTAGCAATTCTAACATTACTTATGAGCCGTGGATGTTGTGGGAGATTTTTCAGTGGTATTTTAAGAGCACTGATATTGTAGCCAACAGTAGAAGGATATTTGACTTATCGCCAAGGTGGGGTTGATATGGCAACGGAAATAGCAGAAACCCTTGAATTTAAAACACAAATCCATAAGGCTTGGGATGCTACTGAGCAGCGCATGGCACTCAGAACATACCCGCGTCGATCCATATCTTACGACTATTACGGCATGAAGCCTTCCCAAAGCCAATACCTCCGGGCTTTATCGTATGCAAAACAAAACGAAAAAATAGAAATACCATTATGGCACGCTGGTTGTACATTAACGGAAAGTGCTTATACAAACTACTCACATGTAAAACTATCAACAGTTGACCTATGGCAGTTTAGGGGGTGTGCCGGTATTGAATTTTGGCATAGTGACGCCAAAGGCGGCGAACGGTATTTCCTAAAATCTATCAACGGTGATGGCAGTATAAAACTGACCGAAATACTAGAAAAAAACTATCCGAAAGTAGGAACAAAGGTATACCCTACCATATACGGTTACCTAAAGCCGGAAGATGATTATTCGCTTTACACCTCTGACTTTATGACTATGCAGTTAAACCTAGACATACTGGATGATTACGCCATGACCGATCTGCCTACGGCGCTAAATGAATATAACTTTGAAACATGGGAGTATACTACGCCGTTTCAAAAGGCCATACCAGCCTCATATCTTGGCATAGATGTATTCCCCTTGGCTCCATCATGGACGGGTGACATAGCTGCCAATTTCACGCGAAATGCGAATAAGCTGGATAACGAAACCGGATTAGTCAAATACGATCTAAAAAGTGTTTATTCATCTGAAAATAAGGATGTTGATTATGTGCTAACCTCTAAGTCAGAAATTAATAATTTTCAGCGATTCTTCACCCGGTGCAAAGGGCGCTTGAAATCGTTCTACGCGCCTACCTGGCTGAATGATATGGTTTTAGTGGAAGACACTCCTAACGGTCAGTTATTCCTTCTTGTAGAATGGCCTTTATATTGGAAATATTACGCCAGTATGTCCCGGCGCAAGCTGATAGTCGTATTCTTAAAGTCCGGCGCGGTTAAAATCTTTCCGTTGTCGGGCTATTCTACTGACAGCACCGGAAAATATGGTAAGGTGTTTTTAGAGACTGCACTAACTGAGCCGCTCAAAAAGTCAAATATAGCAATGATTTCCTACTTATGCCGCTATCGGTTTGATAGTGACACACTGACAACCGACTACGACACTACTGGAATTGCAACTGTTTCAACATCTTTTGCGGAGGTAAATGCTTAATGGCTGATAGTAATATAACAATCTATGAAAGTTCAGCGCAAGACGGCCAACCTCTTGAGTGCTACAAATTTGAATATGGCGATACAACTTATTTATATACTTCTAGTCGCTTTGCCGTAGCCTTGACAGTTACCAACGATGGAGAAACCGGGACAGAAACCTATACAGCAACCCATATTAAGCGCAATACTATTAAGCCGTCTAGCCAGGGTGATTCTTCTTCTACAGTGGTAACAGTGGATAAGGATAATGCGGTAGCCGCACTATTTAAAGGTTCACCACCGGATAAACCGGTTACGCTTAATATATTTCGCTTGCATGAACAAGATCATAGTGCTTACGATACTATTTTTGTAGGGGAAATAACCCAGGCCGCTTTTCAAAATTCAGAATGTGAGTTCACAGTAAAAATGGAAAACTGGTTGTCCCGGAAACTGCCTAATTTTATGCGGCAGTTTTTTTGTTGCAATGTTATCTATGACGCTTCTTGCCGGTTGAAAAAAGCAGATTACGCCAAGGAAATTTATATTGATGGAGTTAAGGGACTAACCGTCACCGTGGATTTAACCGGATATGACGATGATTATTTTGCTGGTGGTTTATTTTACTACGGGAACAATGTAAGGATGATTAGCGGCAATGACCAAACAACACTAACCTTGCGGTACCCATTCCCGACTACACCTATGGGCAATGTGACTATTTATCCTGGCTGTGACCATTTATTCAAGACTTGTGCTACTCGCTACGGAAATACGATCAACTTTACCGGCTGTCCTTATGTGCCGCCTGAGTTTTCAAATGATGATAAAGTGGGCAGTGGCGTATATTGGGTAGATTCTACAGTAGTGCAGCGAGACACAGACGGCTATGTCGGAACTATATCACTTTAGGAGGCGGCTATATGGCAATGAATAAGTGGGTAGGGTGGGGCATAACAACACTTCTATCCTATTTTCTTAATCGTAGTTCAGATGATGATGATATTGATCCAGCGGAACTAAGCGCCGAAGCCGCCGAATTAGGAACACCGGTTCCGGTGGTATTGGGAAGACAAATAGTAAAAAGTCCCTTGACTATTTATTATGGGGATTTTAGTTCCAAAGCCTACACTGAAAGTTATTCTGCTTGGGCCAGTTTTGATGCTTGGGCATTAGTTTTTACGTTAATTGCCGAGGTAATAGCTTCTCCTGTAACAGGTACAACTCTTCCGGGTCAGGCAGTAAAAACTACTGGCGGTGCAGGGGCTACCACAAGCACTGGTGGCAGTAAAGATAAATTGGTAACTGCACTAATTAATACCCTTTTTATGTGGCTGTTGTCTTGGCTAATAAACGGGCGTAATCTTAAAACAACCATACAAAAAGGCTTTAAGTATTACCTTGGCTATCAAATGCTGGTTTGTGTGTCCGGCGAAAATATCCGTTTAAGAAGCTTATATATTGGCTATGACAAAAACAGTGACGATGATAATAGCGGCCCTGTGTGGACAGGTGACGAATCAAGAGAAAACCATCTTACCGCGCCTTATGTTATAAGCGTCGATAATGAAGATTTGTTTGGGGGAGCTGACGAAGGCGGCGGCTTTGTTGGTGATGTACGGGTTTATTTGGGTGGAGCTTCACAACCTGCCGACTCTTGGATGATTGAGCAAATGAGCGCAGACTCAGTAGCTGAAAGCCTTCGGGGCCTTACGCCTGCCTATCGTCCTTTTGTCAGTTTAGTCGTGCCTACGGCCTATGTCGGAAAGCAGGCCCAAATTCCGAATATGTATGTTGATGTTCAGTGGATTCCTAACCGGCTGGGACTTGGCGGTATTGGCGACAATGACGCTAATCCGATGGAATGTATTTATGAAATGGTTGTTAATACTGAGTGGGGACTAGGCCGCGATCCTGAGTTATTGGATGTTGATTCGATGATTACTTGCGGGAAAACGCTGGCTACTGAGGGGCTTGGCGTATCTATAAAGATAACAAGCCGGACACAGGTTAAAGACATTATAGATAACCTTTGCGATCACTTAGATATGGTTCGCTATACTGATCCGCAGACCGGCAAAACAACGTTTAAATTAATTCGTGATGATTACGACTCCGACACTATACTGGTTCTTGATAAATCTATTATCAGTGAAATTGATTTTACCCGGACAGTTTGGTCTAGTTCCGCTGGTGAGATTATTGCCAAGTATTCGGATAGTTCTTCCCTGTATGAAACAAGTAGCGTTATGGACGATGATCCGGCCATTATTGAGGCCAACAGCGGCGACCGCAATTCGCAAGATATGGACTTTACCTACTTCACTACGTCAGAGAATGCGGCTTGGGCTGCTAACCGTGAACTACGGCAGCAAGGTTTTCCGCTGGCTTCCGCAAAGTTGGTGTGCAATCGCAAAGCGGCTGCTTTACGTCCTGGTGATGTATTTAAGCTAACTTGGGAGCCTTACGGTATCACTGATTTAGTTATGCGAGTTAGTGATGTAGACCTTGGGGATTTTGTTACAGGCGAGATTACGATTGATGCTATT